GGCGATCCGATGCTCCAATGGATGGCCTCCAATGTCGTTTGCCACACGGACGCCAAAGATAATATCTATCCACGAAAAGAACGCGCAGAGAATAAGATTGATGGGATTGTTTCGTTGATCATGGCCATCAACATTGCGACCACTACGAGCCTTAAAGAAGAGTCGGCTTATAACGATATGGATGAAAAGGATATGTTGTAATGCTGTCACCATTAGGAGCGTTGAAAAGCTTATGGCATGGGCTTACATCGTGGGTGCCTAACGATGTTTTTGCAGCTGCTACTGAGTGTGGGAGTGGTGGTAACGGCGGCGGAGACTTCAGGACAAGAAAGCCCGAACTCGTAGAACCTGTTTATACGTGCGGTAAGATCCTTGGTGAAACTATGGGCTCCTTTCCTCTGCACTTCTACAAAGGCAAAGGCAGCGAGCGCGAGCAGGTACACGACCATTGGTGCGGCAAACTCTTTAAGGCTCCTGGGTTAAATTTAACTCAGCAAGAACTAATCGAGAGAGCCATGCATGGTTGCGTTATTAACGGGCGTGGACCGATGCACATTGTACGTAACGGCAACGGCGACCCCGTGCAGATCGTACCGCTAAAGCCCGAGTGCCTGCATGATGAAGTGCTGATAATTGACGGCAAGTATGAGCGCGTCTATACCTACAATAAAGAATTTGTGCCTACTGAAAACCTATGGTTGCCTTCTAACATTTGGGGGCTGTCCCCCATCTCCGTACTTCGCAAGCAGCTTGGCATGGTGCAGGGCTACGAAGAATACGCAACAGCCACGATGCGAAACGGTGCCAAGCCTTCGGGCGTTCTAAGCAATGAAGGCAAGCTAGATCCTGAAGCAAAGGACAAGCTCAGGAAAGCATGGCGTTCTAAATATCAAGGCGTTGGAAATACTGCAAATGTAATCATCCTTGAGTCAGGCATGACGTGGACGCCTACGCCTATCTCAAATGAAGACCTACAATTCATCGAGCAGTATGAGTTTACGCGCAGGATGTTCTTCGCAGTCTATAGAGTTCCGCCCCACATGGCAGGCGATCTTGCCAACGCTACCTTCTCGAACATCGAGCATCAAGGGCTAGAGTTCAAGCAGTACACCATGCTTCCTTGGGCTACTCGTATCGAGCAATCAATCAACCGTGATTTTCTAAGCAACGAAGAAGGCGTCTACTGCAAGTTCAACATGGACGCACTAGAGAGAGGCGATTTTAAGACAAGGACCGAAGGGCAAGTGCTGCAAGTAACAAACGGCATTAAGACGCCCGACGAGATCCGCTCATTGAACGAGGACCAACCCTATGCGGGCGGCATAGGCAGTAAGCCAATGATGCCTTTGAACATGTCAATACTTGGAGAGCAACCAACAGACGACAACATGGCAGGTGAAACAATAGATGACACAGAAGAATAAAGAAGTTAGATCATTAAGCTTTGAGCTTAGAAATATAGACAGCGAGAAACGAACCGTTGAGGGTGTGGTGAACTCCTACGGGAGCGCTGCCGACTTCGGCGCGTTTAAGGAAGTAGTTAGGGCAGGAGCCTTTACAAAATCGCTAGAGGGCGGCGACCAACTAGCGCTCTACAATCATGACTCCGGTCGACTACTCGGCAGGGTATCAAGTGGAACGCTAACACTAGAAGACTCAGAGGAAGGCTTGCGCTTTAAGCTTGCGCTTCCTAACACTTCAGATGGCAACGATGTGTTTGAGCTGATGCAAAGAGGCGACCTAAAAAGTATGAGCTTCGGCTTCTACGTTGAAAGCGAAAAGTGGAACGATGACTTCTCAGTGCGCGAGCTAATAGAGCTTAACCTTGTAGAAGTCTCCATAGTTGCCATGCCCGCCTACACAGATACACAAGCAGCGCTACGTTCTAAAGACGCAGCAACCAACGAACACAAACAAACTAAAATTAGACAGTTGAAAATGCGGCTAAGTGTCGCCCAACGCAAAAGCAAAATGAAAGGACGCATGTAATGAATTTGAAAGACATGCAAGCGCGACAAGCAGCCATCTTAACAGAGCAGGCAGCAGTTGCAGACGAAGGAAACGAAGAGCGCTACAACGAACTCCAAGCCGAGTTTGACACGCTTACTACAGACATCGACACGGCAGAGACTCGCGCTACACAGATCGCAGCCAACAAGGCTTTGGTCGTAGAGCGAGAAGCAAGAGCGGCTAAGATTGTTACGAAGCCTTTAGCTTTGGTCAGTAATGGCCGAGTGGAAGTCTCCAATGAAAACCGCGCAATGTTTCCAACCATGGGCGATCAAGCCTTAGAGATTTACTTCAGAGCAAAGAACAACGGCAGAAACAAAATGGGCGGCGTTTACGAAGCTCGTGCTAGCCACGGCTACAATGAGTCTTCAGACGATCAGGGCGGCATGCTGGTTCAAGAGGATCTATCTATCGAGATGGCTACTGAAGCTATTGACGGCGACACAGGCATCCTTTCAAGAATGTCACGGCAAGACCTTAGCGGCAACTCCTTAAAGATTGTTCGTCCTGTTGACTATGATTTTTCTTCAGCGTCCAATGGTGTAGGTCAAGTTTATTGGGTTGGCGAAGCTGGCGCAATTACTCCTAGCAAAGGCAAGACTGAAGCTCGACGTTATGAGCTAAAGAAAGCAGGCATGATCCTTCCTATCACTGACGATCTTCTAGCAGACTCCGCAGCTATGGGATCATTCATCAATGCAGAAGTTCCGGGCAAGCTCAACAGGTCCATGGTTAACAAGGCAATCAACGGCAACGATCCCGCAACCATGAGCGGCATCCTTCATGCTAACGCGCTCATTGAAGTACCAAAGGAAGGCTCTCAGGACTCAGACACAGTAGTCTTTGAAAACGTCTTGAAGATGTATTCTCGAATGCTTCCCTCTAGTCTTTCAAGGGCTGAATGGCTTATCTCTGGTGACGTTATGCTACAGCTTCAACAGATGAATCTTGCCGTTGGTACTGGTGGGCTTCCTGTGTTCTTGCCTCCAGGCATGGCAGCAGCAGCGCCTAACGGTGCTCTTCTTGGTCGACCTATTACCATCACTCAGTTTTGTCCCAAGCTTGGTGACAAGGGCGACATGATCTTTGCTGACCTTAGCAAGTACAAACTTGCCCGCAAGGTTGGGGAAGAAATCAATGTTGCAGTAAGTATTCACTTCTACTTCGACACAATGGAAAACGCCTTCCGCTTTTACGTTCGCGTTGATGGAGCCGTATATCCTTCACAGGCTTATACACCTGCCAACGGCGGAAGCACTGTTAGTCCTTTCGTCACGCTAGCAGAACGAACCTAGACGTAGAGAATAAACAAGCGCTTCTGCATAAGTAGGGGCGCATCAATAGTTAGAAAATATCTTGAAAGGAAAAACAAGATGAGAGAATCAGAAGACCATTCAATTCAAGTCATCGCAGCATCAGCGGATCTCTTTGATGGCGACCCCGATTCAGACCGCGTAGATTGCGCGAATGTCCTTGACCTGAAATTCATCCTGTCTCAAAGCTCAGGCGCAACAGGAACCGCAACAATTACGATCAGCAAGCACACAGCCGATGCCGCAGCCGGTACCGCCATTGACTTCGAGTATCGTACAGTTTCGGACGCTGGCGTAGTTGGCGCATGGACTGCTATCGCAGCAGCAACAGGCTATCCAACAATCGCAGGCGCAGAGAAAACAGTTGAATTCCGCGTGAAGCTGAAAGAACTTGGCGACACTTATCGCTACGTTTATCTGACAGCAACAGAGCTCGTTGACTCGGCAGTTGCAGGCATCGTTACTGCACAGCTAAAGAAACGAACTGTCTAACAGAAAGGACCACGCACTCATGAATAAGTTTATTCTTCTCATGTTGTGTGTGGTGCTTCTTGTAGCACCATGCACTAATGCAGACGCAAAGACAAAGACAGGCTCTACATGGAACGATGGACGCCTAAACTTTTACGACCGTTCAACATTCGAAACACTCGCTCCCGTGGGTTGGCCGTGGACTTTTTACGAAGAGTTCATGGGCAGCACATTCGATAAGACAGTGGCATCAGAAGACACCAACGGCACGTGGACAGCTATTGAAACAAACTTAAATGCAGCAGTGCTACTAAGCGCTGATGGCGTACCGGGTTTGCTCTCGATGGCTTTCGATAGTGACGTTAACGCAGCAAGAGCAGTCATTTATTTTGGCGACAATGAGAGCGTAAGTATTGACGATGGACTTATGTTTGAAACTCGCTTGAAAGTAAGCGTAGCTCCTACCCTTCTCACTTCCGTAGTCATTGGACTTGCAGGCGCAGACAACGTAGACCCAGATACGATTGATTCTAATTGTTGGTTTAGGATCGACACGGGCGCTAATTGGAAATGGGAATCAGACGACGGCACAACCGACGATGACGACAATGACGCAGGCGTTGCAGTTTCTACAAGCGCTTATGTGATCCTTCGCATTGACGCTACCGAATCAACAGTCAAGTTCTACATCAACGGCGCGAAGGTTGGCACGGCAAGCATGGCCGATCTAACAAGTACCACAGGCAAAGTTCAACCTTACATCGCAATCGGTAAATGCGGCGGCGCGGGGCTTGGAACATTGCTTGTAGATTATATTCGAATGTGGGGCGTGAGGGAATAATGAAAGTACGGCTAACGGGAAACAACTTAGAGGGCAGGGTAATAACTGTTCCAAGTCACACAGCAGCAAAGATGATCCGCAACGGTTTAGCCGTACCAATGGACGCACCAACAGAGAAGGAAGAGAAGGTTTTAGAGCTGGCAGTATTCGAGCCTGAAGAGATCGAGAAAGCTATCCTAAGACCTAAGCGTGTGAGGAAAAAGAAAGCTAGAAAATGACTATCGAAGTTATCACAGAACCAACGTGGGAGCCTGTCACGCTAGACGAGGCGAAGCTGTTTGCACGCGTCGACATTAACGATGATGATGCTTTGATAACTGCGCTAATCGTTGCAGCCCGACACGAAGCAGAAGTTGAATGTCATAGAACGATCTCGCAGAAAACCATGGCTATTAAGCTGCCAAGATTTTGTACCATATTCAATCTTGCGTTGCCTCCCATCATCTCTGTTTCTTCGATCAAATACTACGACACAAGCAACGATCTACAAACCGTATCAACAGATGACTATCAAAGCTACGTACACAAAGACGGTGGAGTGATTATGCTAAAGGAAGGCGCGTCATGGCCATCGAGTGTTTACGATAGACCCGATGCAGTAATCGTTACATACGTGGCGGGGTATGCGTCTGCTAGCGTCGTACCCGAGAACATAAAGACCTACATCAAAATCATGGTTTCTACAATGTATGACGTGAGGGAATCCGAAGTAGTTGGAACCATAACAAGCAAGACCAATTTTGTACCACGGCTGCTAGATAAGCACCGACTCATAAACGTATAGGAGAAACTAAATGAACGGCAAAACGACAGCAGCCATTGCTATCACGGACTATGAAGGCACCGACGACTTCCCCGCAGAATTTGCGGAAGCACTCAGCCTCATTACCACTTTCACCAATGGCACAGGCTCAGGAAAGGCTAACAGATTCGCGGCAGACACGCGCTCTCTAGCCGACACAACAAGCGAAGACCTTGACCTTGCAGGAGGACTCAACACCCCTTTCGGTGAGGCCGTTACGTTTACGCTCATCAAGGCCATCCTCGTTAAAGCTGCAACAGCTAACGGCGGAAACATTGAAATAGGTGGAGCAGCATCTAACCAGTTCATCGGCTTCTTCAAGGACACCACAGACATCCTGGCAATTCCAGCAGGCGGCGCAATGCTCTTTATCCATCCGACCACAGGATGGGCAGTTACAGCAGCCACCGGCGATCTCCTGAAGGTCAACAACACAGACTCCGATACCGCCTCATACACTATCGCAGTTCTTGGAGAGGGTACCGTTTAGTATGCAGTCAGGACGCCTAGACAGACGCTTAAAACTACTTGAGCCCGTTAGGATCAAAGACGCTGCAACAGGCAAATCCGAAGCAGGGTATGCTGTGGTTACAACCGTTTGGGCTAGGCGTGTTCCTGCATCTTTTGCTGAGAGAATAGATGGGTTAACAGTCGTTGCTACGGGTGGCATTGTCTACTCGATCAGGTATCGCGCAGACGTGGACGCAACATGGAAAGCTATCGAAGGCAATCAGGAATATAAGATCGTGGGGACTGTGCAGGGGAACATGAGGCGGCGTGAACTATTCGTACATTGCTTGACTGAGAAGCCAACGAGAACGGACAGGGGTTAGCATGGCGTTCGGTCAAACAGTAAATATCAAAGGCTTGAAAGAGTTAAGCGCAGTACTCAAGAAACTACCTGAGCGCATGCGCCAAAACGTATGGAAGGCCGCTATACGTGCAGGCTCTAACGTCATAAAGAAATCGGTTAGGGCCAATGCCCCGGTAGGTCGTGGACACATCAGCACAAGCGGAAGCAGAAGAAGAGGCAAAGGATTAAAGAAGTTTCATCTTAGAGACTCGCTAAAGGTTGTTGATAACAACTCTAGGTCCAATCGTTTCTACGTAAAGTTTCGCGTCATATCCGATGACCCTAAAGCCCACTTGGTGGAGCGTGGAACGAAGGCGCATGAGGTAAAAGCGAAGTCAATCAGAAGGGTACTAAGAGGCAACCTACAAACAGGAATTAGAATCATGGTCTTACCCAATGGCCGCATGACATCTGCGTATCATCACCCCGGCGCAAAAGCTAACCCTTTCATGAGTCGAGGATTTGAAAGAGCAGCAAACGCGGCCATCCTTGCGGTCGCTAAAAAAGCAGAACAACGTATACAGAAATTGAGCATGAAATAATGCGAGCAGAAGAAAAAATGCAATCATGGTTGATAGCGTGTAAGCCTTTAGTGGCTGAGGTTGGCGACCGCATAGAAGCCGTTGAACGAGCGCAAGCACAGCTAACCCCTAACGTTGTCTTCAGGCGTACCGGCACAGTACCGGAACGTGATCTATGCGGGGACACAGGCTTCTCATTGGTTGCTGTTACCGTAGAGGTAGAGTCGGAGTCATGGTCAGAAGTCCGGGCTGTTGCAAAGATCATCAGAAAATGCCTAAAGAAAAAAGCGTTGTTGATTCACTTCGATGATGATGTTGATAACGACAGCGAGCCCAAAGTTTACTACTACACACAAACTTTCCAACTTAGCGAAATGGAGGAAATATAGCATGCGTACTTCTGTTATATTCCTGATTCTCTTACTTCTCACTTGCCCACTTTACGCCGACAACATTAACGGGCGTAACACTGTTATTGCAAAGGCGTTTAATGCTGCCGTAGGTGGAGACGCGATAGTTGCAGCTACGCCTATGACGTGCAGCGCATCAGCCGACACATTCACAGCAATTAAGTCTATCAAATATTGTGAGTTTCAGGGCGTGGATATTACGTGCGGAGGGCTTAACACTGTTACCGCTACGATGGTTGTTCAGTACTCCCTATCAGATGGTACCGATGGCGGCGCAATCACATGGCGAGATACCACCGCAGTGGCGATCACTGAGGCTTATGCGGCAGCGGTAACGCTCTACCTACCACCTTGCAAACTACTTCGTATAAAATTCACCGCAGACAGTGACGGCACCGCAGGAACTTATACAATCGTACATGCAGTACTTACGAGATATTAGGAGAGAATAGATGAGCCAGATAAAAGCACAAGGGACCACAATCAAAATTGGCGACAATGGAACGCCCGTTGCGTACACCACCATTTGTGGTATCAAGGATTTTAGTGTAGCGCAAGAGTCACGCGAAGCACTCGACACAACGGATCTTTGCAGCACAAGCAAGGAAAAGATCAGCGGCATTCGAGACGGTGGGGAAGCAACATTT